AGAGGAATCCCGCCGCCCCTACTCTCTTTCCCCCCAAGGGGGCAGGAATCGCCAATTTTAGCCAGATAGAGCCTAGAACTCACCTAGATGGTTGGGTTTTGCCCAGATTGGAAACTAGGACGCCTAGCGTGGTGCTGGGGTCGTGGGGAGAGAACGCTGCGGAATGGTTGAGCAGGGTGTATGGCATGGAATTACGTGGCTGGCAGCGGTATGCGCTTGATAGGGCGCTCGAGTATGACCAGGATAAACAGCTAGTGTGGAGTACGGTCATTATCACAGTTGGGAGACAGAGCGGAAAATCTTTCCTTTCGAGGGCGGTGTGCTTGTGGCGTATGCATAGGCCGGAATTGTTCGGGGAGCCTCAAACTATTTTGCATGTGGCTAACCGTCGATCTACGGCTATGGAAGTGCTTAGACCGGCAGGGTTATGGGCGCAAGACAAATACGGAAAATCGGCAGTCAAATGGGGCAACGAAAAAGCCGGAATCGAATTACCTTCGGGTGATCGTTGGCTCATTCATGCGGCGAACGACTCGGCAGGCGTAGGCTACTCCTGTTCTATGGTATTCGTAGATGAAGCTTGGAAAGTAAAACGCGAAGTAGTAGATGACGCCCTAGCCCCGACTATGGCGGAAAGAAATAACCCGCAACTATGGCTCGTGTCTACAGCCGGTGACTCAACTTCGGATCTCATGCAAGCGTATAGGCAAAGAGCTCTCGATAGGTTGGAGTCTGACGATCCCGGCTCTATCCTGCTTCTGGAATGGAGCGCCCCCGGCGAAGCCGACCCGGACGCCGTAGAGACATGGCGGTGGGGTAGTCCCGAGTGGACACCTAAACGGGAAACCTTCCTACGGCAACAATGGACAGCGATTGAGGAAAGCGCTTGGAGGCGCGAGTACTTAAATCAATGGGTATACAAATCGGATCATTGGCTAAAAGACTCCGACTGGGTAGCAACCCTCGACCCCGACTTGAGACTTCCAGAGTCCGCCGTATGGTCAATAGCCGTAGAGTCTGATTTTGACGGTATGGGGCACGCCGTAGCGATCGCGGCAGAAACAGAAGACGGGCTAGTAGTGTGCCGGGCAACTACCCACCGGACAATTAGAGAAGTAGACGAAAAAATAGCGGAGATCCGTAAAGCCCACCCGGCGATCTATGTCCAAGTGACGCCCGGATACGCCGACCGTATGAAGCAACGAATAGACGGCCTAGTGGGACAGCGGGAAGCCGTAACCGCTACACAAATACTCCAAGACATTATCAAACGGCACAAGTTCCGCCATGACGGTAGCCAAATACTTAGGGAACATTTCAGTAACACACAAATATCGAAGCGACAAGGCGGCTGGGTAATGACCGCCCCAATGGGAGTTAAAGGAATCTACGCCGCTAGGGCACTCCTATTTGCAGTAGCGCAAGCAACGAAAGCACCGGCACCCGTGGCAATGATCTACACAAGAAAACGCCGACACGCTTAAAGCATGCAAATACTTTAGAATTAGGTGCAAGTGTGATAGTGGGATACTATCCGGCTATGGTGCTCTCCCGAGCGTTGTCCCTCGTGCGCGACCAACGTGCTATCGCTGAACCCTTCCAGTCTGGCGCTATGGTAGCCGACCCGGTCGCGCACGTGAGGGAAAGCGGCGCAAACCTGCTAGCCCTACTAAACAATAAACTCCAATTCAGTAGCACCCGTAATAGCGCTATGCAAGTGCCAGCCTTCGTCAAAGCCCTCAAAACATACAGCCACACTATTAGCGCATTTCCGCTTCGGGAGTACATTTACGGAACCCCGATCGAACCTAGGCAGTTCCTCACCTGTCCTTGCTCGGTACTTCCATACTCAGCGGTTATTGATCGCCTAGTAGCCGACCTGCTTATGTATGACCGGGCCTACTGGCTAGTCACCGATCGGACGTGGGACGGCTACCCCTCAAGTGTGCAGATCATGAGGGTAGAAGATGTTTTAGACCAATCACCAGGTAACGCGGGTGTAGACCCTAACTCCTATGCACCTAGCGACCCATTCTATTACCTGGCGCAACGTGTCCCGACCCGTGATGTAATCAAGTTTTATGGTGACGGTAACGGCGGTTGGCTACGCAACGGGGCCACGGCAATAAGCACAGCGGCAAGCCTCGAAGCCGCTACCCTCATGTATTCGGAAAGCCCAATCCCTACTGTAGCGTTAAAAAATACGGGAGCCGACCTACCCGCCGAACAGGTAGACGCACTTCTAGAAGCTTGGGAAGAAGCCAGAACCAACCGTTCGACCGCGTACCTTAACAATTCGATCGAAGCCCAAACTATGGGATTTAGTGCCCGTGATGTCCAACTCGTAGAAGGTAAATCGGCGGCCGCCCTAGCGATCGCACGCCTGGCAAACCTTGACCCGGTGTGGTGTGGGGCAGGTGTACCCGGATCGAGTCTGACTTACGCTAACCGGGTAGATCTATATCGGAACTTGCTCGACACAGCCCTACGGCCCGTTATGTCGCTAATCGAGCAGCGGCTAAGTATGGGAGATATAACCCCCAGAGGCCACGAAATAAAGTTCGATACTACTTCTTTCTTACGAGGCAACCCTGCCGAACTAGCCGAACTTGTAGCAAAACTACGCCCACTCGATCTAATCACGGCAGACGAAGCACGCCAAATACTCGATCTACCCGGCCTTGGAGTTAACTCCCTACTATTGGAGAATATGAGATGAAAAATATTCACACAGAATCTACCGTACTATTCGAAATCCGGGAAGACTCAGCTAACGGCGATATCGTAGGCACAGGCCACGGCATGGCAGTACCCTACGGAACCGAAACCCAAATAGGCGGAGTTCGGGAATCATTCGCTCCAGGAGCATTTAACGTACAAGACGTAATCGGTAAACCATTGGCATACCGTCACGGCGAACCCATAGGCCGGATCACGGGAGCGGAATCACGCGAAGACGGCCTATATATCGACTTTGATATCGTGAACACAGCGCAAGGCCGGGACGCCGCAGTACTAGCCCGAACCGACTCGATTAAAGGCCTATCGGTGGGATTTATTAGCGCCCGCTCAGCCATGAGTAAAGCTCGAGACGTAATAACACACACAGCTGCAAACCTCTTAGAAGTATCACTAACCCCCTACCCTGCTTACGCCACCGCTGGAGTAAGCAGTATTCGAGAAGAAGAAGGAGATCCGAATATGTCCGAGACCATGGACTCGACCGAGCAGGTCTCGGTCGATCAAGAAGCACGCGAAGCGGTTGCACAACTCCGCGAAACCGTAAAAGAAATTGAATCTAAATCATTCGTAACAGAAGAAGCACACCCGTTAGCCGCTTACCGATCATTCGGTGAATACTCAAAAGCCGTATACGCAGGCGAAGTAGAATCACGCGCCCTAGTCGATCAAATCACCGCAAATAATCCCGGTGTAATGCCGCCAAATTTTTTACAAGAAGTGCGCGGAATAATTGACCTAGGACGTCGAGTAATTCAAGGTGTTGGAGGGCCAGAAGGAGCCGGAACCGCTGGCATGGACATAAACTGGCCATACTTTGACGGCAACTTGAATGAGATTGTAGAAGCCCAAGCAAACGAAAAAGGCGAAGTAAATTCGGTTCGCATTGACCTTGAAAAAGGTACAGCGACTCTAGGCACTTATGCCGCCGGATCCGATATTTCCTACCAGTTGCTAGAGCGTTCCAGCCCTAGCTATTTGGACGCACATAACCGGATCATGCTTGCGTCATATGCCGCAGTCACAGACCGTCAATTTACCGCCGACCTTTGGGCCGACGGTACCGGACTTCAAGATTACGACTTTGCCGCAGACACAACCGGCGCAGCATTCCGCGAAGCAATGTTCGAAGCCTCGGTAACTGTCGAGGACGCTACCGGAGTACCCGCGTCTGCCGTCTTCGTGTCTACAGCCGTATTCGTTGCTATCGGTGGGTGGTCAACATTCCAGCCAGAGCCGTACACCGTCCAAAACGTGTCGGGCGTGGCAACAGCTAGCACACTCCGAGTCAACGTGTCAGGCTTGCCAGTAATTCGGGCAAAGTGGCTCGACACTAACGCCGCCTACAATGCAATCGTTACCAATGGTCAAGCCGCCCGATGGCTTGAAGACGGCCCACGCCTAGCAACGGCTGAAAACGTAGCCAAGTTGGGCAGGGACGTAAGCATCTATGGCTATGGAGTTACTGCACCGTTCTTACCAGCCGGCATTGTCCGCGTAACCAACGTCTAACGAGATAGGTAACCGGTCAAGTCATGGCACTGCTTACAGGCCAGGAATTAGCGGACGCATTACAGATCGAATACGAAGCACCTATAGATGACGTATTGGATCAAGTAGCCGAAGCTGCTTCCGACTTGATCGGTTACCTAATCACCACAGCCGCAGTCACAGCCGAACCACCCCTATGTAAAGAAGCTGCACTATCCGTAGGTAGCGAAATCTTTCAGGCACGTACGGCGGCTGGGGGCGAAGCCGTAGCAATCGACTTTACTCCCGGCCCTCGTATGTCGGTTTGGATTACGCGCCGAGTAATGGCTTTACTAGGCCCATACTTGAAAGTTGGGGGTATGGTCGGGTGACTGCACTTAGTACGGAGGCTAGGGAACTACTCATAACCGCATTCACTTCCAGCGGCTATCGGGTATATGACACAGTACCGAATATCCCGACCCCTCCCGCTATCGTGGTCGTACCCGACTCGCCCTGGCTAGTACCAGGGCGGATCGGATCTAACCTAAACTATGAAGCTCGGTGGCGTATCCTGATTGTCATTAAAAAACGACAAAACGCCGCCGAGACTCTGGACACAGAGAACGCAGTAGACACAGTGCTAGGCCTGATACCTACCGAGTTCCTAGTTACGGCAGTAAACAGCCCGCAACTAAACGACATAGGGGCACAGGGCACAGTTATAACCACAGAGATAGATGTCTCTATACAAATGAAGGAGAGTTAGCCATGCCAGCAGTATCAGTTGCAGGAGCAGCATTTACCGTAGATATAGCCTCTGTAGGTTATGAGGATCAAGTAACTTCGGGCACAGTCACAACTACGCCAACTATTGTTCGGACTAAGACGCTATCTAGTGTTGCGTTCGACCAAACAGATCTTAACAGCACGATCGCCCTAGAGTTCTTGTATGACGAAAATACTGGACTTTATGACGCGCTTCAGGTCGCAATCGCTGGAGCTACCACAGTAGCCGTTGATGTTCGTAGCGCTGCTGGTCATTGGGCTGGTAACGGTATGTCGATCGAATCGGCGGAGATGACGCTAGCGGCTGACGGTATCGCCACTTGCTCAGTCACATTTACGGGGACAGTCGCGTTCTCGTAAACCCCTACAACACTCGGGAGAGGTAAGCCATGTACAACAGAATTACCGTGGTAGTCGATAACGGAGAACCTAAACTGTTTGACGTTAACCAAAACGACCGCGTATATATGTCCCAAATCGTTAGCAATGACAGCAAAGCGGATAACGTATTTGCGCTAATGTCGATACTCGCTTACGCGAAAATTGAAGGCCGCAAAGCAGTAACCTATGGAGCGATCGAGAAATGGGTAGACGAACATAATGTGTTTGTTGAGGCCGAAGTCCCAAAAGCTACCCGGACGGCGGATACTTCCGACATATCGTCCGAATAGCCTTAAGGATACGCCGACCATTTAAGGAAGTTTTACAGTACGACCCGCAACTATTAGCCACGATAGAGGAGGAGATCACTAATGGCGATCTATGAATCTGGCGTAAGCGGGCTAAATGAACTACTTCGAGACTTCCGGCAACTCGGTAAAGAAGCTGCTAAAGAATTACGGGCTAGCTCGAAAACTATTGCCGAGCAGCATATGGTTCCAGCGTGGAAAAATGCGGCACTTCAATACGCGGGGCCTTGGGGTCAAGATATAGCCGATAGCGTTAAAGCCGGGTCAGACCGTATCCCTAAAGTTATGATCGGCGGCAAGCGTAAAGTAACTAGCGGCGGGGCTTCTCCTACTATGTTGCGCTACCCGTCTGACAAGGGCGATCGAGGCCGAGCCGCTACAGGGGCTCGTAACCGTATGCCAGCCGCGTTCGGATCGGGTACCGACTGGATTAGCCAGGCTAGGGACTATCAGCCGAAAGCCTTACAAGAGTGGGCTAACGCCGTAGATCGTATCGCCTTGAAATGGAAGTTTATGTAATGGCTATTGGCGGCGGCAAAACCTTAACCATTTACCTAG